TGAAAAGTCTGATACTTCATTTTTATTAATATCAGCCATAGCTCCATAACCTGCTGCTTTAATTTCAGCAATAAGAACTTGATTTTGTCTATCTTTTTCAGAATTTGCTTCTTCATACTCTCTTCTCAATCTTTCTTCTTCTGCTTTTGCTTGAATCTGTTGTTCTTGCATTTGCTGTGCAGATTGTTGTTCTTGTTGTTTCTGCTCACTTTGTTTAGCTTCAGAAGCTTTAAGAATAGTATTAAGTTGTGCAATAGAGTCTGCTTGTACTATTTGTCCTAAATCAAATATAGAAGCTCCTGTAGTGTTATTATTCATAGCCATTCCTTTTAGTTGATCCAGGATAGCTCTATGATTAGCAGTAGTTGTACAAAATATATTAAGATCTCTCATTAATAAATCAGTTCCTTTAATTTCAAAATTTACTTTTTCATCTGCTCCTGTAATATAAGTTAATCTTGCAGATGGTTTAGTAGAATTATAAAATTGTGCAACATCAGTTCTCATCTGATGCACTCTTGGCATTAAGTAATCACAATGCTGAATAAAGAATATTTCTGTTTGTGCATAAGATGCTGAAGCAGCTTGTTCAACTCCGGTAGCAGTTATTTGAGATAATTGTTGTCCCATCCTTTGTGGATTAAGACCTATTACTTCAAATGCTTGTTGTTTAAAATGATTAGCTAAACTTATTCTAGACATTAATCTTTCTGTCTGAGATAGATCTAGTTTCTGGAAATGTTGGAAGTTAAGAGCATTCTCTGTATTAGTAATAGAAGTATCAAGAGGAAGCATCTGAAAATTCTTCATTGCCATATATGCTTTAGCATAATTACCTTTACCCCAGTCTTCTCCTAAAGAGTGCTTAGGAAGAGTGTTCTGATCTAGCATGATAATAGTACCTAACTCATCTACTAATATGTCAGCAATCTGGTTGTTTACTATGTTATATCCAATCTGGTATGGTTTCATTAAATCAAGTAAAGCTGTAGACTTAGTATTTCTATCTGAAAATACAGCACCTTCTACTGGTAATTTACATCCATAAAGAGTATTATCACCTTTAAATTGAAACTTAAGAGGTCCCATTACATTTTTATCAATACCAATATACATAGGAGCAAATCCTCCAGGATTACTTGTTCCCCAATAAGATGGCATATTAGGTCCTATCTTTACTCCACCCCATACCTCATTAATCCATATCCAATCAATATGATCTCCAAAGATTACATTATCCTTAGTTTTATTTTTAAATAGTCTAGTATCATAAATAGGCTTATCAATTACTAAATAATCTTCAGTTATTATTTCATTTATTACTTCACCATTATCTGCAACTTTAGTAAGATGGCCAACTTTTCTTTGAGACTTCCAATACATTGTAGAACATCTTAATAAATTAAGAAAACCTTCTCTAGTAAAATCTTCACCTTCAGAAAGAATTTCTTGAACTATATCTCCTTGTGTTCCATTCATTACGGCAGAAGTATACTGTCTCATTCCAAGAGATGGCATATTTGTATTCCACTCATGTGATTTTGTTGCATCATAAAATGAACCATCATTTTGCATACCGCCAATATTGTAACCAGCTGATCTAATTGGAAAAATAGCCTCTAATGCTAGTAACTGTTCTTCTGTCATTAAATAACCGTACTTATCTATAACATCTGAAGGAGTTAGTAAATCTGTTTTACCTACCCAGTTAGCTTGAGAAATATATCTTGCATCTGGAGACTTATGATAAAAACAAACTACAGGATTCCAAAGTTCTACTTCATAATCATCCTCCATCATTCTCATATGCCAGAATTCTCTATCTGTAATTAATGAATCTCTAAAAGCTCTTTCTTCTAATTCATCCATACCAAATCTTTCTACATCTACTTTATGTTGATGTGATGCCCACTCTTCTATCATAGATCTATAATCTTTTTTAAAGAACTGTTCTATTTCTGGGAGTGTTTTTAATTTTTCTGGATTTAATTCTTCTTGAACTTCAGGTGATTCTGGATCTAAACCTTGCTCTAATAAAGCAGCAGAAATTTTTACTTGTGCATTAGACATTAAAACTTCTTCAACTGCAACTCTTTTTTCTTCCATCATTTCATTATAAGAGTATTCATCTACTGCACGGTAAGTAAGTTTAGTAGATCTCTTAGCAAATTCAGCTACTAGAACATTAATAACATTTGGTATAATAGGATAGAACTTTAATTCTAAAGCAGCAGAGTCATCATTTCTTGTAAGATAATCTACAATGTCACTGTTTTCATTATTCTCTTCAACAATATAATCAGATCTATCTATAATACCTTTTGCAAGTTTATAGTTTTTCATTAGCCTACGGGCATTTCTACGGATCTGTCTTATGCCTTGCCATTCTATCCAGTCAAGATTCCAAGCAGACCATTCTTCATTTTTATCTTTTTTAGAAATAAATTGTAATGGTTGAGTTAAATTCCCCATTCTATTTGTTTCTGATTTAGCTCCAGCTTTAAGCTGCATTGCATTATATACTTGCATATCTATTATTTAAAGTTCTTAAAAGCTGATCTTTTAATATATTGTCCATTAACTTTAGCTCTGTTCCCTCCCAAATGACGGAAAGGACTGCTATTTAATTTAAACAAATTTTCTGACTTTTGCAAGTTTTTACTTGCATCATCCATAATAACTCTTTTAGTATAACCTATATTTGCTTGTTGGATTCTCATAAAGGCAACCATTGCAGAAAATGCAACTAATCTATCCACGTTCAGACCATCTGTATAAGCATGCATTTCTTTAAGTAACATGATATCAGGTATTCTTTCTATACCATATGTAGTTCTTACTATAGTTCCGTCAGGTTTAGTTACAGTATCTAGTTCTTCTTTACAGTATTCTATGACATAACTTAATAGATGATGTTTAAATAATACTCCTGTATTTCTCCAACCATACTCCTGGAAGACGTTAGCATTTGCACCTAAGTCTTTTAAGAACATTATTTGGTTTTTAGGAACTAAATATCTTTGTCTTTTTCTAGATATCATATATAAGATAAATAAAGAAATATTATTCTCAATTACAGTCTGAGCATTATACCACTCTATGATCATTTCTAATCTTTCATGTGTTTGTTTGATATCATCAAATCTTCCACACCATGCTGCTACTATTTTATCTTGTTCTATATAAGTTTCTGTTTCATCTACTGTAACTTTAGTTACTTCTACAGGAGCTTTCATTACATAAATAGAACATAATGAATCTGAGGTAGTTGTTTTTCCTTCTGCTACAGGGTCAATAGATGCATAATACTGACCATATGCGGGATCTTTAACTGGTCTTTCCCATACTACTAAACATCCTGTTTTATCTTCTGTTTTTTTAGATAGTGGAAATTCAGATATTGGTAACTTATTACTATCTTTTACTTTAATCTTTCCTGTTTCATCTCTAGATATATCTAAATATTCATATGCATATTCTTTATCTTCTATTCTTCTTATCTGAGCAGTAACAAGATGTGATGGAAACTTAGATACTTTTCTATGTTTAAATGCTTCTGCTATATTTCTAGGATGCTGAGATATTTCTAATTGATAATCTTCAGGATCCATAGATTTTTTTATCTTCTCAAAATAATCATCTAATGCTTGTAATGCTTCTTCTACTAGAGAATTACCATAATCATCTATATATGGGGGCATTGACCATTGTTCAGGAATAAATAAACCTGACTTACCTAAAGTACCTTGCTCATCTAATAAATCTGTCTCTACAGAATAAATATCATTAGCTTCTGGATCTAGAATCATTTTCTTTAAAGGTTCACATTGATCTAAATCACCCACAGATCCTGCTGCTATAAATAAACCTGTAGTAATCATACCTGATTTAAGAGCTGGTTTAATGTATCCAAATGTTGTATTCATCTTAGGTGCAATACCAGCCTCTTCATGGAAGAAGTATTTAACTGGTCCACCTACTCCATTTGTTGGATCTTTATCAAAAGACATTCCTTGTAATGTTCCTTTTAATCCTACCTCAGCTTTTCTATCTCCTTTTCTTACTTCAATCTTTTGTTGCCACATCATTACTTTATCAGGAGACATAGGTCTGTACCAGGCAGTGTGCTCATTTAAAAATGCAGCATATTCATTTAGAAATTTCCATGTTCCTTTCTCATTAATGTAATCTTTAAGACTTGCTCCCATTTTAAGTGTAACTCCGGCCTCAAACCATAACTGGTTAATTAGTTTTCCTGCATGAAAATAACTAGATGCAATCTGTCTTTTCTTTAATATAGCAGCATGTAAATAGAATAGTTCTGCAAGTACCTCATATAAGGCCATGTGATATTGAGCATCTCTTATCTGAGCAAAGTCAAACTTTTGTTGTTCTTTATCAAAGATAGGTAAGAAGTTTAACCACATATAATAATCTCTGGTAAGATACCATGTTTTATTATCTGATTTAACTAATACTCCTAGTCTGCATTTATTTTTCTGATCATCCCAATAATTAACAAAGTCCCTAGATTTAAATGGTGCAGTACAATATACTTTAGTTTCCCTAAACTTTCTAGACTCAGCAATAAATACTTCATTAGTTGCTTCATTGAATTCATATTTACCTGGTTCTCTAAATATAGAAAATAAAAAGTCTCTCCATTCATCTCTTGAATCAAAAGATGTTGTTGTCCATGTACCATTATCCCATGTAGGAATATCTTTATAAATGTCATCCATAATTAACTATCATAGGCAAGACCTTGACCTCCTCTAACTTTACTAGATTGTTCTTCTTGTAAATCTTTATATACTCCTTTAAATGAAGCTCTAATCTGATCAAAGTTTTTAGCTGCAGCAACTATAGAATTTATATTACCATCTCTTCCATCTGTAATTGCTGTATTCTCCATATATCTACCTAATCTATCTAACATAGATGCAATACCTTTATATGCTCTAGATGTTGGTGTCTCATACATTCTTTTACAAAATTCTAAAGCAGTATGAATATCATCATCTTCCAATGAAAAATCTCCATTTATTTCTTTCATGATTAAATACTCTTTATCTATATCAGGGGCATAGAAAAAAGGATTCATATCTGGATTAGGACATGTCATATAAAATAAATACAAGTATATCTTAAGATGTTCTTCTGGATAGTTATCCATTATATCTTTTAAAGCTTTTAGTGTATAACAATGTTCTGTAGGTACTACAATACCATTTTGAACATCAAATAATCTTACTATCATAGGAATGGATTTTTAACTTTTTGTTTAGATTTTATATTAAATAAATTTTTTAAACCATCTATAAAACCTGATGCTAAATAATGTCGTAAGTATAGTAAATGATCATTATTACAAACAATAAAACCTTTTGCTATATATAGATCTGGATTTTTAGGATCTTCAAAACCTTTGGATTTATTTTTTAAAGGTTTTAAATAACAAAGTAATTTTCCTTTATATCTAAGTAATACAATACCTTTATAAGCTAATATTTTATTGCGTCCTGGATAGTCTGCATTATAATGTCTTATTTCATAAAATTTCATAATTATTTCTTTTTAATTGGGTTATCTTTTATATAATTTATAATAGCAAGAACTTCATCATATAGATAAGGTACTACCATTAATGTAATATCATTTACTATAGGATCTCCATTATCTAAATACTTAGTTATTGGGTATCCAAACTCATCTTTACCTTCTTCTTCAAATGATATATGTTGTATAAACATTTTACCTGGAACAAGTTTAGGATTGTGCTTTAATATAATGTACATATAAATACTTAATTGTAAAGCATAGTGATTAAAATTACAATCATCTAATGAAGATATAGGAAAACTCATTTTATCTGATATACCTTCCCAGTTCTTAAATGATTCTTTTTTAATTTCTTTATTAGTCTTATAGTCTATTATATTTACTTTATTATTAACTACTTCTACAAAATCTGATTGACCACATATACCTGCAGACTTAAGATACATCATATGTTCAGGATATATACCTGAATCTAATTTTTGTGAAGGAGCTAATCTAATACCATTACTTTCTCCAGATGGTGGAAATATAGGTACTACTATTCCTTCTCTTTCCATAGATGCTAATCCACATATGTCAGATTCTCTTTGATTATGATAAAAAGTACCTAATGTCATAGCTCTATCTGATTCAGCATTCCATATAGCCTCAATAGCAATAGGGTCAATTCCAAACCATTTAGATCTTTTACTTTTACTTACTTTAGCAGCTACTGCTTTAGCATCAAAAGATTTTTTAAAATGAGATACTAGTGTAGTTACACTTATCCAATTAATTTTATCAGAATCATTTATACTTTTATAACTATGATCTGATGCTTGAAATACTATACTCATAAGGCATCTAGTTTATCTTCTTCTTCTTCTGAAATAATTGCTTTCCATTTAGGACCATTAGGATGAGGACACTCTGATGATAAAGATCTAGTTTTAAATGCTAATGAACAACCACATTCATTACAACAAGGACTAGTGCCTCTTACTGCACACTTTTTTCCTTTTAATTCACAACTATCACATACTTCATGTCTAAGTTTTGCTACATCTTCTACAAATTCATCTCTAAG